CGATCTCGTGGCCCAGAACCCGAGTGGTTTAATGATGCTAAGAGCATGAATAAGGGAGCTACTAGAAATACATCGTGGGCACTAAGCAAACATCGTATCGAACAGTTAGGAGTTCATGCCAGTGAAACAGCCTGGGTAGGGCAAAAGTTTGATGCTGTATTAAACAATGATGGCACCATTGATGAGCTATATCAACAGATTGAAGCTAATATCACTAATAGTCAGGTACAAGATCGCCTTGACGCCATCCTAAACCCTCTCGGGCAATTTCATACTGACAATTAGCACAGACTGTTCTTAAGTTAAGCGTGGTATTGTTATTAAAATTACCGTCAACATAATAGACAAATAACTGTTCTTTATATCTAGCAGTAAAGCCACATTTTTCGCACTGTGATTTCTTTTTGTAGCCTGCCAGAAACCAACTTGGCTTAGCTGTAGGCATCTTTTTCTTTTTACGAATACATATATCACATCGAGTCCTATAGTAAACTTTTCCTTTTATTTTATAGTTTACTGCAACAGGCTTTTTACCACAAACTTGACATATTTTTCGATATTCCATACCAGTATTTAGCTTACTGCGACATACGAACCTTTCAAAGGGCACCTTAATAGACTATTTTAACCAAATAATTATAAATAGTTTAAAGTAACCTATTTAGAGGAACACATACTATGGCACTTATTTCACCTGGAGTACAAGTAACGGTAATTGACGAAAGTCAATATACACCAACGGCAGCGGGCACTGTCCCTTTTGTTTTACTTGCTACTGCTCAAGACAAAACTACACCAAGCGGTACGCTTGCAACATATACAACAAAAGCTACAGCTGGTAAAATTTACCCTATTACTAGTCAACGTGATCTAGTAAGATATTACGGAAATATTGAATTTAAAGTTGATGCTGCGGACAACCCAATTAACGGTGATGAACGCAATGAATATGGCTTATTAGCTGCTTACAGTGCTCTTGGTGTTAGTAACCAAGTGTATGTACAACGTGCCGACGTAGACTTAGATCAGCTTGAAGGTACAGCAGTGCGTCCAACAGGTGAACCAACTGATGGTACATATTGGTTAGATGTCAGCACAAACACCAATTGGGGTGTTTATGAATGGACTGAAGGCCCTGTGTTTAGTTTAATGTCTCCACGTGTAATTACAGATGCTAGCGATTTAAATGGCACAGCCCCACTTAATACTATTGGTGCAAAAGGTGAATATGCTATTACTACTGCCGCCGCTGTTGATGGTATAACACGTCAATGGGTATATTATAAACGTTACGACAATACTTGGGTATTAGTAGGTAGCGACGCTTGGAAAACTGGTATACCTACTATTACTGGTATTATTAGTAATCCAGCTAACTTGGCGATTGGCCAAACTTTAAGTTTAAACGGCGTTAACGTTGTATTAACTGGTACAACAGTTGCGCAGGCAGCATCAGACATTACTGCTGCTCCTATCACTGGCGTAACTGCTACAGTTAACTCAGTAGGTCAACTTGAAATTCGTGTTGATAGTACTGCTGCTAGTTCAGGTAATATATCAGCTCCAGACGGAAAACTAACTATTACTAGAGGTAGTGTATACGGTAATACAGACTGCGCACTTCGTTTAGGTTTATTTGATAATTCGGCTAATAGTAAAACACTTTTTGGTCCAACAGTATCATTTGCTGATTATAGAGATGTTCCAGCCTGGAGAGCAGGTGACGCAACACCGCGTCCAGTTGGTTCTGTATGGTTTAAAACATCAGCTACAGGTAATGGTCTTAACTGGGCGATTAAACAATACAGCTCAGCATTAGGCGCATGGGCATTACAAGCGGCTCCATCATATGCTAGCGACAATGCTGCTATCCTTGGGTTAGACCCAGTTGGCGGCGGAGCAACATTGGGTGTAGGTACTTTATATGTTAAGCATGATACTCAAGCTGCTTCTACAGGAACATTTAAATTATATCGCAAAAATGTATTAGGCTTATTAAAAATTACAGGTACAGTAGCAGGTGGCTCAGCTGCTTATACAATTGGCAATTCTTTTATCATGGAAGTATCAGTTCCTGGTAGTTCAATGACACAAAGTGCTACAATTACATTAACTGGCACTACAGCGGCTGACTTAGTAGGAGAGATTTTAGGTGCTGGCTTGCCAAATATAGTAGCAGCTATTGAATCAAGTGGTGCTATTAGTATTAGTCATCTAGCTGGTGGTACTATTAAATTTACCTACGTTAGCGGTTCTCCAGCTCCATTAACAACCGCTGGTATTATTCTTGATAACAACGTACAACAAGTATCAAACACTGTATATCTAGCTAGCCCATTTAAGGCACTAACATATACATACGCAACAACAGCGCCATATAGCAACCCAGCTGATGGTACATTATGGTATTATAACACAGCTACAGAAGTTGATATTATGATCAACACTGGTAGTAAATGGGATGGCTATCAAAATGTAGGTAACGATGCTCGCGGCTATGATCTAGGTGCTACAGATCCAAATGGTCCAATCTTAGCAGCAATACAACCAACATTACAAAGTGCAGGCGGACAGTTAGTACCTGGTGATTTGTGGATTGATACTGGAAATGATACGCTTGAAACATATCCAAAAATTTATCGTTATAACGGTAGCACATGGGAATTAATTGACAATACTGACCAAGTTAGTGTTGACGGTATCTTATTCGCTGATGCTCGTTGGGATGCAAGCGGTACAACAGATCCAATCGTTGATGATCTTACAGCAATCTCAGATCTATTAACAAGTGATTACTTAGATTCAGATGCTCCTGATTACAGACTATATGCTCGTGGTACATTATTATTCAATACACGTCGTAGTGGATATAACGTTAAACGCTTTGAAAGTGAATGGCATGCTGACGCAGCTAATCCTCCAACAGTAGTAAGTGCTTGGGTAAGCGCAAGCGGTAATGACTCAGACGGTGTTCCATATTTTGGACACAAAGCACAACGTAATGTAGTTGTTGAAGCGTTAAAATCAGCTCTTGAAAGCTCAACAGCACTACGTGAAGAACAAACACAATTTAACATTATTGCTTGCCCGGGCTATCCAGAGTTAATTAGTAACATGATTACTTTAAATAACGATCGCAAACAAACAGCGTTCATTATTGGTGATACACCATTGGATTTAACTCCAGGTGAGCTCGAAGCATGGGGCAAAAATAGTAATTTTGCCACTGTTGACGGTCGTGTTGGGTTAACTAGTCGTAGTGAATATTTAGGTGTTTATTACCCAAGCGGCTATGCTACTGACCTAGCAGGTGAAAGCGTGGTAGTTCCACCGAGCCACATGATGTTACGTACAATGATTCGCAGTGATAATGCTAGTTACCCATGGTTCGCTCCAGCAGGTGTGCGTCGTGGCGTGATTGACAATGCTACTGCTATTGGTTATGTTGATATTGCCGACGGCGGTCTATTTAAATCAATTGGTGTAACAGCTGGCTTACGTGATTTAATGTATGATGATCTAATTAAAATTAATCCATTAACAGTATTGCCTGGTGTTGGATTAGTGGCATATGGTCAAAAAACACGTTACAATCAAACTTCAGCACTTGATAGAATTAATGTTTCAAGACTAACAGCTTATCTACGTTTAGTGTTAGACAAAGTTGCTCGTCCGTTCATCTTTGAACCAAACGACACAATCACACGTAACCAAGTTAAAGCAGGTTTTGAAGCAGTATTAAATGACCTAGTAGCTAAACGTGGTTTATATGATTACTTGGTAGTTTGTGATACAACAAACAACACACCAGATCGTATTGATCGTAACGAACTATATGTTGATATTGCTATTAAACCAGTTAAAGCAATTGAGTTTATCTATATCCCAGTTCGTATTAGAAATACTGGAGCAGCACTATAATATACGTATATAATGGGGAAGAAATTCCCCATTAAACGTAAACAGAAATTGGGTAAATATATAAAAGGAATACAAAAATGGCAACAGCGTCATTAAGCAAATTTACAGTACCACTTAGTACTAATCAAAGTGCAACAAGCCAAGGCTTGTTAATGCCTAAGCTCAAGTTCCGCTTTCGCGTAACATTTGAGAACTTTGGTGTTAGTCAACCTGTAACAGAACTTACAAAACAAGTTATGGACTTTACTCGTCCTAAAGTTGGATTTGAACCAATTGAAGTGCCTATCTACAATAGTAAAATCTACTATGCTGGCAAACCAACTTGGGAAACTGTTACTGCTAATCTACGTGATGACGCAGGTAATAATGTTACTAAGTTAGTTGGCGAGCAATTACAAAAACAATTTGACTTTATGGAACAAGCATCAGCTTCAAGCGGTATTGACTATAAATTCCTTACACGTTTTGAAGTACTTGACGGTGGTAACGGTGCTGAAACAGTTAATGTTCTTGAAACATGGGAAATGTATGGTTGCTTCTTAACAAATGCTGATTACGCAGATGCTAACTATGGCAGCAATGACCCAATGACAGTGGCATTGACAATCCGTTTTGATAATGCTATTCAAACTCCACTTGGTGTTGGTGTTGGTACATTAGTAG